GCTATGGGGCGGAGACGCCGGACAGACGTTCGCCCGGGCGATCATCGAGTCCTCGCGATCGTTGACGCAAGACGAAAACGTCCGCTAGCATCTCAGGCAGGCCGCACCCTCGGCCCGCGAAGAGCGCACCCGGCGAAAGCCGCACCCGCCACGCGGAGCAGCGAGCACCCGGTGAGCAACATCAGCACCACACCACAAGGACTAACACCGTGAACACATTCCTCGCCCGCCTCCACGAGCAGCGCTCGCAGAAGGCCGACCTCATCGACGCGACCCTCAACCGCGCAGCGGAAGAGAACCGCGACATCTCCGACGTCGAGACCGCCAACGTCGCGGCCCTCGCAAAAGAGATCGAGAAACTCGACGAGCGCATCGCGCAAGTCACCGACATCGAAACCCGCAAGGCCGCAGCAGCCGAACTCGCCCGCAAGGTCGACGGCTCGAAGGTCGAGAAGCGTGACGCCGCCCCGGCGCGCGTCACCCGCGAAGAGCGCACCTACCGCCCCGACGGCGACTTCTCGTTCCTCCGCGACGCCTTCGCCGCCCAAGTCCTCGGCGACTTCGAGGCACGCGAGCGCATCGCCCGCCACCAGCACGAAGAGAAGATCGAGAAGCGCGACGTCACCTCGGCGAACTTCGCCGGGCTCGTCGTTCCGCAGTTCCTCACCGACCTTGCGGCTCCCTTCGCACGCGCCGGACGTCCCTTCATGGACGCCTCGCGCAAGCACACACTCCCGAACGCAGGCCTGACCCTCTCGATCTCGAAGGTCACGACCGGATCGGCAGTCGCCGTTCAGTCCGAAGGCTCCGCCGTTCAGGAAACGAACATGGACGACACCAAACTCGACGTCACCGTGAACACGATCGCGGGTCAGCAGAACGTCAGCCGTCAGGCTCTCGAACGCGGAACCGGGATCGACTCGCTCGTCATGGCCGACCTCGTCAGCGCCTACCACACGAAACTCGACGCCGAGTACGTCACCGGGAACGCCGCGTCCTTGACGAACGTCATTACGCAGGTCATCACCTACACCGACGCATCGCCGACGGTAAAAGAGTTGTACCCGAAGATCCTCGACGGAGTTCAGCGCATCCAGACGAACTACTTCGGCGGGCCGAACTTCATCCTCTGCCACCCTCGCCGTCTCGCGTGGATCCTCTCCGCGACCGACGATCAGGGTCGCCCGTTGGCGCTGCCAACCTCGAACGGCCCGCAGAACGCGGTCGGCGTGGGCAACGGCTCCGTCGTCTACGGCAACTCGGGCTATTCGATCGCCGGGCTCCCGGTCATCACCGACGCCAACGTCATCACGACGAACGGCGCAGGCTCGAACGAGGACGTCATCATCATCGGCAACACGCAGGAATCGCACTTGTGGGAGACCGCTAATGCGCCTTTCATGCTGCGCTTCGAGGACGTCAAGTCGGCGGAACTCGAAGTGAAGATGGTCGTCTACGGGTACTCCGCCTACACGGCGAACCGCTACCCGAACGCTTTCGCCCTCATCGGCGGAACGGGCCTCGTCACTCCGACGTTCTAACTCGTAGGCCTCGCGGAAGGCTCGGATCGGTAGCGGCATGATCCGAGTCTCCGCAGGCTTCCGAACCGGACGAACCTCGACTAAGGCTTCGTCCCGGGTCGGCGTCCCGACCGCTCCTCTCGCCTCCTTGAGTCGAGCGTCGGACGATCCGCTTCCGGCCCGGGGCGATTCATCTCCGAAGAAGCGGAAGGGAAAGAAGCGCTAGATCATGGCTATCACGAACGGCTACGCGACGCTCGCTCAGTTTCAGGCTTACGCCAACATGAGCACGATCACCGCCGACGAGACGACGACGATCGAGAAAGCGATCGAAGCCGCCTCCCGGACGATCGACCGCATCGCTAACCGCCGTTTTTGGATGGATGCCGCCGCGACCGCCCGCCTTTACCGGACGACCGACTTCTACTCGCTCGCAGTCGACGACATCGGCTCGACCTCCGGGCTACAAGTCGCGCTCGACGCGACCGGGCAGGGGTCTTATACGGACGTCCTCGTGCTCAATACCGATTACATCCTCGACCCGGTGACGGCTCCGCAGAAAGGATGGCCGTATACGCGCGTGACGATGGTCGGATCCGAAGTCTTCCCGCTGCCGACGACGCGCCGCCCGCAGGTACAAGTCACCGCAAAGTTCGGATGGTATAACGGGACGCCCCCGGACGACGTCGTCGAGGCGTGCCTCATCCTCTCGGCGGACTACGTCAAGCGCGCCTCCAGCGTCGGCGGAGTCCTCGGCCTCTCCGAACTCGGCGCGATCCGCATGAGTCCGCTCGGACGCGACATCTCCGCGATCGTGCGCGCCTACCGTAAAGAGGTCGTCGCGTGACGCCCTCGACGGTGCGCGACAAGATAAAAGCCGCGCTCAACATCACGGGCCTCCGCGTCTTCGACACGATTCCCGACAACATCATCCCGCCCGCCGCGATCGTCGGGCAACTCTCCTTCGACTACGACCTCGTCTTTCAGCGCGGAGCGGACTCCGCGACGTGCGACGTGATCGTCGTCGCCGGACGCATGAGCGAACGCGCCGCGCAGGATTACCTCGACAACCTCCTACAACCGACCGGGAACTCTTCCGTGAAGACGAAGATCGAGTCCGACCAGACGCTCGGCGGATCGGTGACGAGCGTCCGCGTCGCCCGCGCCGAACCGACGTCTATCGTCTCATCGGGCGTCGAGATGCTCGCCTACCGATTCCAAGTCAACCTATGGGGCTAGACTCGCACTCCATGAGATACCGCGTCACGTCCCGCCGACTCGTCGGAACCGCCGAAGGCGATCTCATCTCCGCCGAAGGCCTCGCGGCTCTCGGCATCGACGCCGAGCACGCCGCCGCGTCCGGCCACGTCGTCCCGGTGGAGTATGCTGAACCGAAGAAACACAAGGGAGCCCGCAAGGACGCTTCCGATTCAGAAAAGGACTAGACTCGCACCATGCCTACAGTCACCGCTCTCGGAAAGGCGACCGTCTTCACCGTCGGCTCCGTCGATCTCGCCGATCAACTCGTCTCGATCACGATGGAGAAGACCGTCGAAGCGCTCGACGCGACGACCCTCGTCGACACCGCTCGCCGCAACGCCGCAGGCCTCGAAAACTCGACCACGACCTTCACGGTCATGGGCTCGTTCGCTACGACCGAAGCGATCCAGACGATCTTCGGCGACGTCGGCATCGAGTCGACGATTATCTTCGAGCCGCTCGCATCGGCCCCCGGCGTCAGTTCGCCCCGCTACACGCACTCGAACGCCTTCCTCGCCTCCGCTCCGATCGTCGTGAGCGTCGGCGAACTCCTCCAAGTGACCGCCACCTACACGGGCGGCTCGATCGCGCAGGCCGTCGCGTAAATGCTCGACATCTCCGTCACGATCAAGCGGAAGGACGGAACGCAAGAATCCTTCCCCGTCTACGCCGACTCGCAGATCGCCTTCGAGCGATGGGCGAAAGTCTCCATCTCGGCGGCCTTCGACCCGGCCACGAAGCCGAAGATGGAGTATCTCTACTACCTCGCGTGGCTCGCGGAGAAGAACGCGGGCGGCACGGTGAAAGTCTTCGACGAATGGGTGAAGAGCGTCGCCGCAGTCGGCCACGAGGACGGCCCGGGAAACTAGGCATCCCCGGAGGCGGGGTCGCGCGAGAGATCGCCGAACTCGTCCTCGATCACGGCGTCGACCCGCTCTCTCTCATGCGGACGCCTGCGGACGTAGTGCGCGCGCTCTACGATGGAGCGTCTAAACGACGCGAACGGAGAACTCGAAGACATGGCTAATACGGGGACGTTCGGCTTCCGCACCGACCGCGAAGGCGGCGTAAAGGTCGAGGGGCTCGCGTCCGTTCAGCGTCAACTCCGGAAACTCGGCGACGACGTCGACTATCAGGCCGCCGAGTTCCTCTCCGTGAATAAGGCGATCGCGTCGGCGGTCGCCGGGGACTCGAAGCGCTTCGTCCCGGTACTCTCCGGGAACCTCGCCGCGTCCGTCCGGGAGGCCGCGACGAAGAAGTCGGCCCGGGTGAAGGCGGGCGGAGGCCGGGGCGCGACCTCCGTTCAGTACGCCGGGCCGATTCACTTCGGTTGGCCTGCGCGCCGCATCAAGCCGCAACCGTTCTTCTATGACGCGATCGACCGCCGCCGCGACGAGATCAAGAAACGCTACGAAGGGCTCGTCGACGGCCTCATCAAGAAGTACGACCTAGACGACAAGCGCGGCAAGTAATGGCGCTAATCTCCGTCACCATCTCCGGCAACGCCGCCCCGCTCAAGAAGAGCGTCGACGAATCCGAAGGCCTCCTCGGGCGTCTCGGCGGCTCGTTCACGAAGTTCGGCGCGATCGCCGCCGCCGGAATGGGAGCCGCAGCAGCCGGGATCGGCTTCGCCGCGAAAGCCGCAGCCGCCGACGAGAAGTCCTTCGAGCAGTTGGCCGTCACGCTCCGCAACGTCACCGGGGCGACCGACGAGATGATCCGCGCCGTCGACGATCAACTCGGCGCGATGAGCCTCGCGACCGGGGTCGCCGACGACAAACTTCGCCCCGCGTTCGAGGCGCTCGCGAGAGGCACGAAAGACACCGAAGAGGCGATGTCTCGAATGAACCTCGTCCTCGACATCTCGCAGGCGCTACAGGTCGATCAGACGACCGTCGCCGACGCGCTCGCTAAGGCGTATCAGGGGAACTTCCGCGCGCTTCAGGCGCTCGCGCCCGAGATGAAGACGCTCATCGCGGACGGCATCGACGCCGAAGGCGCGATGAGCATCCTCGCCGACACCTTCGGCGGATCCGCAGCCGCAGCCGCCGACACCTTCTCCGGGCAAATCGACCGCCTAAAAGTCTTCTTCTCCGAACTCGTCGAACAAGTCGGCTACTACGTCCTCCCGGTGCTCTCCAAGATCGCCGAGTTCATCGTGAACGACGTCGTCCCGGCCTTCCAGCGGATCGTCGACAAGTACGGCCCCGCGCTCGCCGAGATCTTCGGGAAGATCGCCGACTTCATCGGAGACAAGGTCGTCCCGGTCATCCGCGACCGACTCCTCCCGTTCATCGAAGAGGTCGCCCGCTTCATCGGCGAGAAACTCGTCCCCGTGATCCGTGACGTCGCGATAAAAGTCTTCGACGGCCTGCGGAGCATCTTCGAGAAAGTCTCAGACAAGATCGAAGACAACCGCGACAATATCTCGAAACTCGTCGAGTTCTTCCGGACGCTCGCCGAGTTCGTCACCACGAAAGTCGCCCCGATACTCGTCACCGTCCTCGGGAAAGCCTTCGACATCGTCTCGGCGGCCATCGGCCCGGTTATTGACGTCGTCTTCTCACTCATGGGAGCGTTCGCTACTTTCGGAACCTTCCTAGTCAAGGTCGCGGGCTTCGTGCTCGACACCATCGAGAAGATGGTGAACTTCGTGATCGGCGGCATAAATAAGGCGATCGACGCCGCTAACAAACTGAACCCGTTCGCCGACATCCCGAACGTCCCGGAGGTGAGTTTCGGCACGATCGGCGGAACCGCCCCGAGCGCCCCGTCGCGGATGGGCGATAGCGGCCCGGATCGCGTCGAGCGCATGGGTGCGACGACCCCGACGATCCCGACGTTCACCATCCCCGGCCTCGGCGGGGGAGGCGGCGGCGGCGAAGAAGACGGCGGAGGAGGCGGAGGAGGCGGCGGTCGACGAGCCGTAGCGCGACCCGTCCCGGTCGACATGACGGGCTTCGTCGGCATCTCGCCCTCGACCATCATCTCAGGCGGAGGCGGCGGCGGAACGGGTGCGGCTATGGGAACCGAAGCACTACTCGACGGCCTGACGGGCGGCGTGAACATCGTCGTAAACACCGTGAGCGCCGACGCGAACCTCCCGAACCTCATCGTCGAAGCGCTCCAGCAATACAACCTCACGAGCGGCCCGATCGACGTCGCGATCGCCGTCTGACGCCATGCCCGCGAACATCATCACGGGCGGCACGCTCACCGTCGAACTCGACGTCGGCTTCGGGGACGGCTTCACGCTCGACGACACGCAGCAGGGCATCCTCAACGGGACGACCTTCGTCCTCGACGGGACGGATCAGTTCGCGGAGATCACCGTGAACTCCGTAGACATCTTCCGAGGCAAACGAAGCGTCCTCGACTCGATCGCCCCGGGGCGGGCGACGATCGTCGCGATCGACAAGACGCGCGCCTTCGACCCCTACAACGAGTCGAGCATCTATTGGGACGAGTTCGACGACACGCCCGGCCTCTCCCCGCTCCGGCAAGTACGCATCACTCGCAACTCGACGACGATCTTCCGGGGCCGGGTCGTCGACTTCACCTACGACTACGTCGGCCCAAAAAAAATCCCGACGGTCACGATCATCGCCGCCGACGACCTCTTCATCCTCGCGAACTCGTTCCTGAACGCCTTCACCCCCTCCGCCGAACTCTCCTCCGCGCGCGTCACCACGATCCTCAACCGGACGGAAGTCGGCTACTCGTCGACCCTCCGAGACATCACGACCGGGACGGCGACCCTCGGGAACTACGCGATCAGCGAAGGCACGAACGCCCTCGACTACCTCCGGCAAGTCGACTCGGCGGAACGCGGACGGCTCTACGTCCGGGCCTCCGACGGCGACCTCGTCTTTCAGCCGCGCATCGGAAACACGCTCTCCGGGCCGTCCGTCACGTTCGCCGATGACGGAACCGGGACGCCCTACCGGGAAGTCTTCGTCGACTTTTCCGTCGATCAAGTGCTGAACCGCGTCACCGTTCAGCGCACCGGAGGAACCGCGCAGACGGCGACCGACACCGCGTCGATCGCGCTCTACTTCACGCAGGCTGAGACGATCACCGGGTCGCTCCTCTCGACCGACGCGCAGGCGCTCACGCTCGCGAACTACCTCCTCGACGGCGCGCCCGCGCCGCGCTTCTCTGGCGTAGTCACCTTCTTCGGATCTCTTACGACCGCGCAGAAGAACGCCGTCGCGGACGTCGAGATCGGCGACACG